AGAGCAACCTACTTTCTTTACAGTAGAACTCATCTTAACACCCAGTTGTACTTTACCACCAGAGAAACCTTGTCCTACAACTTGACCTGCACGTCCTCTCATAGCACACATCAATAAGTTTTCATATTCCAGATCGAACTGAAGGATGTCTGCAACCTGTGCACCCACATCATTGACTTCGATCAACACATATGCTTGATTATATGCACTAGCAACCTGACCAATGATATCAGGGAATAGTAGGGGTTTAATTGTACTGTTCTTATATTTGGCAACTAATTTATATGGAACTGTAGTAGTGTCGAATACTGCAAAGGCACTATAGTCCTTATCAATACCACGAGCAACGTCAACAGTAATAGTATAATTATGATCTTGTACTGGTTCTTGATATACATCCAGTCCACCTTTTGATGTAAGTGGATCATCGTATGCTAGTGTCCTAAGTTTACTAGCAGAGATAAGTGTATCAACAGATCCTAGGAACTCACATTCAAACTCAACTTGAAACTGTTCGGGTGATGTGTTTGCAATAGTTTGTTCTTTCCATTTCTGATCTCTACCAGGTACCTGTGACCAGTGAACCTCTGTATGTTTGTATTCATTCTTTCCTCTCTCTGCATCGTGCCAAATCTTATAGTAAAGATTCATTCCGTGAGGAGTAGAGATGACAATAACTTTTGTTGATTTACCAGATGAAATAGTAGGATAAACAGAAGCAAAGAACTGTTCAGCAATATTGTTCGGAACGAACGCAAACTCATCAAGGAAGATAATATTAAAGGACATCCCACGAACAGCAGAAGCAGAAGTAGATGAAGCAAGGAGACGAGATCCGTTCTCCAATTCGACTGACCCCTTGTTCCAACCAATAATACCTTGCTGCATCCATTTAGGAAGGTTCTCATAACTGAGCTGTAAACGTCCCAACATCTCTCTAGCAGTGGGAGCTTTGTTTGCGAGGATTGCGACGTTGACATTTGGATTAAAAATTACATACCACAATAGGTACGATGTAACAACAGTAGATTTACCTGACTGACGAGGTAACTTTGCTATATTAAATCTATTCTCGTGAAAACTTGTAACCATTTCCTCTTGGAAATCGTACATATCAAATGGGATGACACCATCATCCAGAGACACGATCTTAATATACTTACGTATAAAATAGATTGGATCATTGCTGCACTTAACAAACTCCTTCACCTGTCTAGGTGTGAAGTTTGTCATTACATTTGCTTTTTTTAGATTCGGGTTACCGAGATAGATCTGATTATCAGCCATTTATTTCGTGTGTACCGTCAGGATATTCAATGTCTCCTTGATATGTACCTTGTGCAATACGGATGTCTTTGAGTTCTTGGAAGTTCTTATTCTTAGTACCTCCATCATATTCCCAAGCATATCCCTCGGCAATCATCTGTTCATTCAACGATACATCGCTTTCGCCAACATATAACCAACCCAAAAGCCGACCGTACTTACCCATACCACCTTTAAGTTCGGTTCTGATAGTAAGTTCATCTTCTCCTTTAATTGTGTCTTCTAATGTTCCTTTCATCCAGTTAGTTGCATCAATACCTAACTCCTTTTCTTCCAAGTCTCTAGTCCTTTTCTCAGGAGTATCGATGCCAGCTATACGAACCCTCTCTTTTTTATAGAGGTCGAATCCTAGATCAATAATTACGTCAATGGTATCACCATCAACTACTTTCACTATTTCTGTCACTCGGAAGTTGTAACAACTCTTCCGACTTGGGGGTACCATTGCTCCCATCGTTCATCTCCGCATATGCCATACGAAGTATATAGTAGATATACCAAGATACCATTACCAATAAAATGGCAATCATCCAGATCACACCCCAGACAACCATAGACTAAGTATTTGCTCCTAGGTATTTATTTTAGTTTACATAGGTTCGGTCAAAGTTTGCGTTTGAACATAAATAAATCAGTCGCAGAGAGGGAACTATGACTCCTTTCAGTTATATGATGATGTCCAAGGTACGGAGAAATGAATGAAACAATTTCCTAGCAATCAACTGGCAGAATGGAATCATTTAGAACCGACCGACTCCACATATTCGGATAATATGAACGACTATTTCGACTGCTTGATTGAGTGCGAAGGATCTCAACCCAGTTGTAAACGAATCTGTAGGGAGGTTTTACTCTAATTCAATGATTTAAAAGACATAAAAAAAGACCCTTTAATCGGGGTCTTTTTTAGTTTCATCATTTCCTAAAGTTTTATACTTCAGTTGTTGACGTAGAAAGATAACCTCTTTATGTAAGGTCTCCTTCTCTATAACAAGTTTTTGAATCTCTTCTTGGTAGATTTGAATCATATCTTGGAGTTGGTAGTTTTCTTCATAAAGTTCATATAACGATTTTATATCGTTGAATTTGGGATTCGGTTCCATCCTCTTCAAGGTATATATAAGGATCAATTTCCTCCAGAGTCATAATGTCTGAATCATCTGGTTGAGGAACAAGGGGATAGTACCTACCTGTAGGTGGTCTCCTAGGTGCTTCCAATACTTGTATTGTAGCATCAAGGATTCTATTGATAGATCTTGACATTTGTCTATATCCAGACCCAACATACCACTGACCTGAGACAACCGCAAGGGTTGCTGCACCCCAAAAGTAATAATAAAAACGAGACTTAATTTGATTGCGTCTCTTCACAGTTTTTGTAGACATAATTATCTTGTAATAATTTTCTTAGAAGATTCGATAATAGGAATTAAATCTCCCTTTACCTTATCTATTATATCATCAATTACGTTAACATCCAAATCCATAAAGGGAGGAATGATACCAAGGATTCTAAGAAGACCATCTATAAAGAGGGCAAGTGTAGTAAAACCGAGAATCATACTAATAACAGTTGCTTCTCGGTTATGTTTACGCATTGAAGCTTCATCGATTTCTCTAGCTTCTGCAATAGTTGCTGCTATTAATACATCAACTTCTGCTTTTGTATAGTAGCGTTTCGGGTGTGATTCTGGACTCATAATAAATTTATTTAGTTCAGGCTGTTACAGTAGTAGTGCTCCGATGATGAAACCCTTACCAAAAGCTATGCACAGCATCTGATAATCTGTCAAGTTAAATTTGTTTTGAAACTTCTTTGCCAAAGTTCTATCCCATTCTACCACCTTGTCAAATAGTTTCTGTGTCTTATCTGACAATGCCATTATTCTGTACCTATAGGTCCGCTTGTTTTATTGTTATTTGGGTTACGAGCACAATTCATCTCGTGTTTATGTAACCACTTTTCTGGGTTTGGTTTACTGCTAGGAACAATAAGTCCACAGTATTTACACTTTAGTGCCATCGTTCCACTCCTTAAATGATGATTGCAGTTGACCTTTGTTTTCTGTGTCTGGATATTTATATCCATTCCTTTTCATCCATTGCTGATGCAATGCTTGAAGGATCCAAGATTGAGACAGACTCTTAGGTCCGTTCTCTAGTAATTCAAGATGTCTTTTATTAGAAGTAAAAGCTTTCTGCTCCTCCCTCCAATTAGAATCGTCCCATTCAGTTGTCATAATGTAGTTTTTTGTCCTTTACTTTTTTAGGAAGTTTACCAGAACGCACGTTAGTAGAAGATGTTTCACCATATCCACCAGGATGCTTTCCAGCTTTAGTTTTACCGATAGACTCGGATTTCTTACCACTCTTATCAGTATAGTGCAATTTTGCAGCTTTCGCTTTATCCTTCGTAATCACAGACTCTTGTCCGTGTTTTCTACCGAGTCGTCTGGAAAGTTTTCCGAAACGACGCTTCGACATTTTATCAGGTTTTGTGGTGTGATAGGAAACCTCTGTGCCAGTTTTACCATCGTCATACTTGTACTGTCCCACACCCTTCTTATACCCGATACCCTTCTTCTTAAGATCTTTCTCTAATCCTTTACGCTTCTCTCTATTCTTTCCTTCGTCAGAACCTCTGTCAGCACTGATGTGTCCAGTAACTTTAGTCTTAGATTTTTCAATAGCACGTGCTAAACCACCCTCAGTTATGAACTGTCCGAACGGTTTTATCTTAAAGGACTGAGTTTGCATCTGCATAT